ACCGCTGGATGGACAGCTATTAAAACAACATTCCGACCGGCGGCAGTCTTCTTTGAAACGATAGCGTCTGCAATTAAGGGGGCCTTCCAGGGGATTGGAGAGTGGTTCAAAAATACCTTTAGCGGAGCAAGCGATAAGTTGAAAAGTGGCTTTTCGGGAGTGAAGTCGTTCTTCAGCGATAAAAGCAAAGAGGTTAAAGATGCTTTTACAGGTATTCCGGATTGGTTTAAAACAAAATTCGCAAGTGCATACGATAAAGCCAGCGGAGCTTTCGCAAAAGCAAAAGATAATTTTAAAGCGATCAGAGATAATATCAAGGCGCCGTTTGGAGGAATAGCAGATTGGTTTGAATCGACATTCAAAGGTGCTTGGGAAAAAGTCAAGGACGTATTTTCTTCAAGAGGAAAGATCTTTGCCGGAATTAAAGAGGGAATGGAAAAGACATTTAAGACAGTGGTGAATGGGCTGATCTCCGGCATTAACGTTATCGTATCGAAACCTTTTGACAAGATCAATAAAATGCTCAACACGATCCGCAAGGTTGGTGTTGGCAAGATCAAACCGTTTGAGAAGCTGTGGGAGGAGAATCCGATCACGGTACCGAAGATTCCGGCACTGGCACAGGGCGGATATGTGAAAGCAAACACACCGCAGCTTGCAATGATCGGTGATAACCGTCATTACGGCGAGGTGGTATCGCCGGAGGATAAACTGCAGGCGATGGCGGTAGAAGCCGGGCGTCTGGCAGCAGAGTCTACTTCTGCAGCATTGGTACCGGTGATTGAAAGATTGTGCAATGCGATCATTACATTGGAAAACACGTCCGGAGGAGTAGAGCTGGAGCAATACAAAGAGGGCGATCTGCTTCGCGTAGTAAGAAATGAAAACTCAAAATATAAAAAGCAGCATGGTGTGTCTGCATTGACGTAAGGAGGGGATGCGATTGTACGATGAAAGCAAAGGGCTGATCGCTATTGCGACCGGCTATTCAGATGGAAAATACACCTATGAGAAACTAAATCACGATTTACTGCAGCAGGATACGATCCAGTCCACTCCGGATCAGATGCAGGACAAAGACTCTTACACAAATGCGAAGGGATATCTTCGAAGGACAGTGATGGAACATTCCAGATCGAAATGGGAGGCGAATACCCATATCATTTCAGACAAGGAATTGGATCAGTTATTAAGTTTGTTCGATAAAGGCTTTGCGGTAAATGATGGGGAATGTTCGAAAAAGAAAAGACATTTATATGTCCGTTATTACAATGATTGGAAAAGGGACTATGCAACTATGATCTGCTATGTTCCGGATATTACATTTCAGTACAAAACAAAGCTTAAAGGCAGACTGTATTATCAGCCTGTCCGTTTTGCTTTTATAGAGTTGTAGGAGGTGGTTTTATATGGTGGATCTGACAGAAGCCCAAAAGAAAATCTTTTGCAGCGGTACATATTTTCATGGCTATCAAATGCACTTCCCGGATCTGGGTCTGACGATCGGCAACGATACAATTCATTCTGAAGCGGTTACGATCAAGGAAAGCATCTGCGATGAAGAGGAGCTTGTACTTGGAGGCTGCATAGCATCCTCATGCGAGTTTGAGGTGTCGGAGATTTTGCAGAACGAGCTGAACGGGCAGGGATTTATCGCCATTCAGGAGACGGTGGATGAAGATGGCGATACAGCGATACAGCTGCCGATGGGATATTATCAGGTTGATTCTGCGGAACTGGTGGATGACAAGGATTATAAGAAGGTTGTGGCGTATGACGCTTTATATGGAGCATCCGTGGATGTCTCTGAGTGGTATAACGCTCTTTTTCCGGCAGAGGAGAAGAGTGTCACAAAGCTGCAGGACGGCAAAGAAGTCACCGTGAAGGTCGTGGAATACGGGACGGTGAAGCTTAAGGCGATGAGAGAATCGCTGTTACAGCATTTAGGGATCCCGTTTAAAACGCAGGCACTGGTCAACGACGATATGGACGTGGAGAAAACCATTGCTCCGACGGCGGGAAGTCTGACAGGAACCACGGCACTCAAGGCAATCTGCACGGTGAATGCCGGCTTTGGACGTATGGATCGGAGTGGAAGTTTCGAGGTGATATATCTGCCGGATATGCATTCTATTGGTTTGTATCCACACATTGGTTTATATCCGCATGTTGGGTTGTATCCTACAAGTTCCAGCGGCACATCACAGGACATGACAAGGCTGTCCGGCGCATCTGATACCGAAGCGGAATATAGGAGTATCCGGTGCGAGGAATACACCACGGACAAGATCACCTGTCTTAATATCCAGACGGATGAGGAGGACGTTGGCGTGACAGTCGGGACGGATCTGAGCAATCCGTATCTCATCACCGGGAACTTCCTGCTATACGGGAAATCGGTGGACGAACTTAAGGTGATCGGTGGCAATATTCTCTCAAAACTGAAAGGCATCTATTACCGCCCGGTATCCGAACTGAAGCTGAATGCTCTGCCATATCTGGAGACCGGCGACATGATCGTGGCGGAGAAAGAAGCGGAGAAGGTTTATTCGTATATATTCTCCCGCACGATTTCCGGCATACAAGCGCAGATCGATACATACGAGGCGAAGGGAACCCAGAAACGACAGAATGAAGTTACGCAGGAAAGTGAACTGATGCAGCTCAAAGGCAGGACGCTGAAGATCCGAAAGAGCATTGATGAAGTTGCAATTGAGATGGCAAATGTGGAAAAGCAGACATCTACCAGATTTGAACAGACGGATGAAGCAATCCGTCTGGAAGCAAAACGTGCCACAGGTGCGGAGAAAGAGCTGCAGTCCTCTATCGAGCTGCAGGCAGACAGCGTTGTCCTGAAGGTGGACTCTGACGGCAGACTGGTAGAGGTTGCTCTGGGTGTTGATCCGGATACGGCAAAGACTTACTTTAAAGCAGGGGCGGATAACATTGATCTTGAAGCGGAGGATGTATTCAATATCATTTCCGGCAATGCACTGAATCTTTCCGGAAAAAAGATCACGATCGCAAGTGACAAATTCAACGTCGATGAGGACGGCACAGTGAAAGCAGAGTCAATCGATATTTCCGGAGGCAGTATACATCTTGAAACACAGAAGAGCCCGGAAAGTCTTGTTCGTCTTGCTAATTATGATATTACAGCGGAAATCAATGGGGCGGCACTGAAGTTTAGGTATGCAGGAGAAGGGGCACCGAAGGATTCAAGTATACCGGATGGAACAGTCGAGGTTGCACCACCGCAGATCGGAGAGTGTTATTTTGACCTGTCTACAGCCGAGGTGTATCAATTCAAGTACGGAAACGGAGCGCATTGGGTTAAGGTGACGGAAGATCTTGACAATCCGGCAGAAGTGACGTGGACCATCTCTGAAATGAGCACCGGCGGAGGATTTACCACAACGGAGTATAAGATCGTGTATCTGGATGTGGAGGATGGAAAGGGAGGAACGATCAGACAGGCATTCCGGGAAGGAAACAGTGTTGAGGTTACTCAGGGTGGTGTAAACTTTGCGAAAAACACATACACGACAAGAAACGGAACGGCACAGCAGCAGGACATGTCCACACATATTGAACTGACTGCAGATGAATACGATGAACAGCTTCAGCCGATTCCGGTTGTGAAGATGGATGCTCCTGTAAATGTGCAGGGGGATTATGCATACCGCGGAGATTTTGCGGTGCTTGGCGATGTCGCATCGAGCGGAACACTTTCGGGCAATGCATTAGTGATCAACGGATCGCGCCTGCTCTGCGGAAGCTTTGTCCGTGATTTTACGGCAATTCCACTGCCGAGCACAGGGATTATCACGATAGCGACACCGGACATTGATACAACCATGCCGGCGACAATCTGTAATGGAGATGCAGACGCCAATCCGGGCTTGGCATTCGGAAGTACACGTATT